GTATTGCAATGAGGGCAAGTAATTTCTTTATGAACATACCCTGTCATTATCTTTCTTTTTTTAGCCCTAGTTTCAACTGATTGCTTAAACCCTAACGGGCCAAGGCCACCTTCAGTTTGATTTACCAATTGCACACCTAACTCTTTATAATATTTAATTAATTCTTTTTCATGGGTAAAAGCTAATTCTTCAGTTTCCCATTCGGCTTCTATTTTAATTAGGATTCCTTTAGCGTTAGCAACTGCTTCTCTCCAAGCCCACCCTCTATCTCTAATGCTGTATGCTCTATCTCTAGTGCCTTTGCCTATATAAAAAACTACTCCTTCAGGAGTGCTATGAGAGTAAGTATAATACACTACAATATAACCCAACGCGCACCTGACGGAATGGAAACTGTGGCTCCGGAATTTATTGTAATTGGGCCAACAGATACTGCAGATTTACCTGATGTAAGTGTATAACTAGTAGTTACAATCATGCTATTTTCACTAAATACAGTATCACCACCTGCTCCAGTTGCACCGCCACCTACAGAACCCCAAGCAGATCCATTGTGTCCTTCAAATGTACCAGTAGTAGTATTGAACCTAAAGTAACCAGCAGAGGGTGTACCATCTCGTTCACCTGTTGTACCTGTTGGAATATCAGCAGAGCCAGTACCTGAAGTTTGTGCTACAAACCCAGTACCAGATACGTAAGCGGCAACCCAGGCGGAGCCTGTGTACAACTTCATTACACTAGTAGAAGAATTAAAATATAAAGCTCCTGCTACTAAAGCATTACCATCATTGTCAACAGATGGATCAGACGCTTTAGCCCCCAAGTACCTATCATCAAATGAATCATAGGCTGCTAAGGTAGCATCACGAGCAGATTCTGCAGCTGTTTGTGCAGATGAAGCTGCAGTTGCACTAGTAGAAGCATTAGATGCGCTTGTAGAGGCACTGGATGCACTAGAAGAGGCATTAGTAGCACTCGTTGAGGCAGCAGATGCTGAGTTTGATGCGTTAGTAGCTTGAGTAGTGGCTGTTGTAGCACTACCACTTGCTGATGTAGCACTACCAGAAGCAGCTGTTGCTGATGTAGATGCAGAGGAAGCACTAGAAGCTGCATTTGTAGCTGATGTAGCAGCAGCAGTAGCAGAGTTGCCAGCATTAGTTGCAGCAGTAGAAGCAGTAGAAGCAGATGTACTTGCATTACTTGCTTGTGTTGATGCAGTAGAAGCAGAGCCAGAAGCAGCAGTAGCAGAACTAGAGGCAGCACTTGCAGAAGAAGCAGCATTAGTTGCACTTGTACTTGCGTTACTTGCCTGAGTAGTAGCAGTAGAAGCTGATGCTGCTGCACTAGTAGCAGAGGTAGAAGCACTTGATGCACTTGTAGCTGCATTAGAAGCTTGTGTGGTAGCAGTAGAGGCACCAGTAGTAGCAGTAGATGCACTACCTGAAGCAGAAGAGGCACTATTAGCAGCAGCAGTAGCACTGTTAGCAGCAGCGGCAGAAGAAGCTTGAGAAGCAGTAATCTGAGCTGTTAGGTCAATACCATCAACAGTAATGGTTTCAGTAGAGATACCATTCACATTGGTAATACTATTACTATTCATATCTATAGATACTTCCATCTGGTTAGCTTCACCAGCTGGATTATCTCTGTAGAGGACTTTGTTGTTAAACTCGGCTTCTATACTGTCGAAGGCAGAGTTAAGTTGTGTAATAGACGCATAACCTGAGGCTATGGTTGGTAGTGTAATCTTTGCCATTTAGCTAGCTCTCTTTTTACGTAATGCTTCTTTTGTTAAGTTAGTCTTAGCAGATACCGCTCTTAGGTTACCCTTAGAGTTAGATCCACCAGAAGTAAGGGGTTTCTTGTGATCAACCTGTCTAGGATCACCTACTTTTAATCCTACTTTCTTACGTGCACTGTTTCTCTTTGCTCTATCTTTTACTCTAGAAGGTTTCTCTTGATGTTCCCAGGATAACTCCTTCTTGTAGTCTCTTTTACCATTAGTCATAAACGGCATAGTTACTTACCTCCATTTACTACACTTAGACCTAATCTCTTCATATCATCTTCTAGTTCTTTAGAGGCACCTGCTTGAACTCTTAATTCTCTTTCTACCTCTTCAGAAGAAGGTCTACCTCTCTTATTTAAGACAGCATAGCCTTTATCCGCTAAATACTTAGCAGCATTGAAGCCTTTAGAGTCATCTAGCCTAGAAGTAGCTATAAGAGCCTTAAGAGCATTAGCTTTGATCCTAATGTCCAACTCTTCTCTCCAAGCTTTGATCTCTTTCTTGATCATAGGGACTGTATCGTTAGCAAGACGTTGCCAATGATCCCAAGAGTTAAACACATCTAGAGCAAACTCATACTCAAACTCAGGGATGTGGTCATACGAAAGATAAATCTTCTTAAGAGAAGGATACAAGATACCCTCCTTCTCAAGGTCATAATCTTTAAGAGTAAAGAAGCAAGGGTACTTCTCTTCATCTTCTCTAAATCTTAACTCCCAAAAGAGACTTTGAGTACGATAACGACCTAAATCATCTTTTAGTTCTGAGAAAGAGTACTTTTTAACATTATTTGTCATATAAGAGTATTATATCACAGATAATTAGAAAAGTCAAGCGATATTTAGAGTAAAGAGGGATATTTATATCTTTAATAGGAAAGATACACTTGTGGTCGATACATCATACATTTGATATAATAATAAGAGATTAGAGTTTAGTGGGACTTTGTGTGTTATCTATGTCTCTTGTCGCTAAATGCTTTACATCATAAGAATATTATATCATACTTTAAAGTAAAAGTCAATAGGGTAACCCCTGATACTTGGTAATTTTTATTAGATTTTTTTAAGTTGCATTGCAATATATGAAGTGCATGAGTGCTCCCCCCTCTATCCCCTAATGAATACGTGGTTGTAGCAATGTTGTTAATATTAAGTGAGGTAGTTGCTTGATTGTTAAATGTTGTTGTATTATTACAACACGCTATTGACCACATAGATTTATAGTCTAAGTCATTGACTTGATTAAGTATATGTTGTTGACTACTACATGTAGTGTAGTTAGTTTTAATATACACTCTATATTGTATGTTATAATAATGTGAAAGGATTATCTTATGGTTAACTTTGTTCTGCTTCTTATACTCCTTATGTTCTTAAAAGCCTTTTATGTTAATTCGAATTATTGTCTTGACGATACAGTATGCCATAACAAAGTGACGAGTGGATGTGTGTAATGTGGTGCCTCTATGGTTACATTAGTTGACTGTATTGGTTACATTATATGTAGTTGTTACACATTGTATTGTGTAGTTGATTCTATTAATCTTTTAGTGCGTGCTTTTAACGCACACTTTGGAGTTTATCTATTATGGAAAATCTAATCTTGTTGCTTGTATTTATATTCTCAATTCTCTTTCTATTCTCTTTGATTGAGATATGTGTTACATTGATTGCACGCAGACACTATCGTCATAAACAACATGACGATGTGCTTCTATCGACTGGCTTCTCCAGTCTTAGAAGTAGCTGTGGCTATCTGCTGAAGAAGTATTAGTAGTAGATTAACCGTTGTATTTAGTCTATAAGAAGGTGTTGTGGGTAAGTCTGTGGATAACTTGTGGATAGTTTAAGGTAATCTGTGGATAACTTTACAATCATCTAATTGCTAGTTTATCTAGCTGTGGATTATATATTACAAATTATTACAATCAAGTTACATTCTATTAACAACTTAATTGTATAATACCCTTAAGCAAGCAAGCAGTAGCTTGTGAGTGAGTATCTTAAAATTTATCATTTATTAAAAAAGGAAATAATCATGTCAAACGCACAAAAAGCATTAAACTTTGAAACAATAATTACAGGTGAGCAAGGTCAAACCTTGCAACACTTAGGCGCACGTAATCTGTTATGGCACTTAGGCGGTGCTATTGCACGCCACCCAGTAACGAATGGTTATGGTTTGACTAAAGAACAAATCATTGAAGGCGGGGAAATTGCCTTTACTCCAGATGATATGCCAAAGGCACAACACGCAGACCTTGGAACATTGGTTGACGGTTTCAACTACCTAACGCAAACCCTTAAGGAACTAGCAGAGTTTGAGGACTACGACACACGCACAGGCGCACCAACTAAACCCTTTGCATGGTATGAAATCCCTAGTCTTGAGTTTTACATTCGCAACTTCCAAGCATACAAAGCGGGCAGAGTAAACACCACACGACAAGACCAAGCAAAAGCTTTAGGCATTAAAACTGCTGTGCCATTGGTTGATGTATCATCTGAAGTAACGGAACTGGTAGCTAACGCTATGCAAGAAATTAAAGGGGTTTCAGACTTCGGAACATTTGAGGACTTGCAAACAGCAATCGCTGAAATGAAAATAGACCCTTTATACATCATTCACCAATCAGCGGTTGGTATGTTAGACCGAGCAAAAGCTAGTCTAATGGCTGGCAAAGCTGGCTACATTGACCCTGAAATTTTAGCCTTTGCACGCTGGACTTGCAGACCACAACAAGGCGCACAAGCCCCACAAGACTAAGACGGTCATAACCTAACAGCCATGCACCGTTATAGTGCATGGTTTTTTTATAAAATTTTTCTCGTCGCTTCGCTCCTCGATGACGCTCCTTCGTCGCTTGTGTGTGCTAACGCACACGAATGAGTCGACTAGTCGTCGACACTTACGCAATTGAAAGGTTAGTTAAATGATTTACCATTACCTTAGTTTGTGTGATTGCCTAAGAGGATCGCCAGCTAGTCGCTGGCACTACGATGTTGAGACGTC